AGGCATGGAAACCAGGCTAATTCGTTATTTTGAAACAACTCAAACCACAATTAGCGAAATATTAGCTAGGATGCAGACATTTGGATATGTCTATGACACTTTATATTTGCCTCATGATGCTCAAAACAAGACTTTGGCAGCCAATGGCAGAAGTATTGAAGAAATAGTCAGAAACTCAGGATTTAATGTCAAAATTATTGACAGAGTGCCTATAGCCGATTCAATCAATGCTGCTAGAACTATCTTTAGTGCCTGTTACTTTGACAAAAATAATACGGCAGCAGGACTAGATTGTTTGCGACATTATCGGTACGATGTTGATGAACATGGTGCTTTTAGTCAAAAGCCACTTCATGATCAATATTCGCATGGAGCAGATGCTTTTAGGTACATTGGCCTAATGATTCAAGAAAAGAAAATTGTGAAACGCAAGCCGATGGATTATAGTGTGTCAAGCTGGATGAGCTAACAAGGAACTAATATGGCGGTCTATGACTCAGGCAATGGTGGTATCTATTCCACAGAAGATGGCGATGATTACGAATCAGGAGTAATTGAGGAAGCTAAAGAGTTTCTGCGATTTTGTTCCGACAATGATTCAAACAACCGAGTAGAGGCTTTAGACGATCTAAAGTTTGCTGGTGGTGATCAATGGCCTGTAGAAATCCAAAATAGCCGACTTTTAGAGTCTAGACCTTATTTGACCATCAACAAGATTGATGCGTATTGCCGACAGATTACCAATCAACAACGTCAGCAACGGCCTCGTATGAAGGCTCATGGCATGAATAATGATTCTGATGAGAAGGTAGCAGAGATCATTACAGGCATTTGCCGACATATTGAAAACCAATCTGATGCTGATTCTGCCTACGATAATGCTTTTGATTTTGCAGTTCGTATGGGATGGGGCTATTGGCGCATTACTCACGACTATCCAAGACCAGATAGCTTTGATCAGGAAATCTACATTAAGCGCATTGAAAACCCATTTATGGTGTATTTCGATCCTAATTCCAATGAACCTGATGGCTCAGATGCAGAAAAATGCTTAATTACTGAAGTGATCAGCAAGGAAGCTTTCCGCAAAATGTACCCAGGCGCAGATGATGGAGGCGGTTTTACTCCTCGTGGAACAGGCGATAGCCAAAGCGAATGGATTACAAGGGAAGATATTCGTGTAGCAGAATACTTTTATACAGAACGCAAGCGCATGAAATTGCTGCTTTTGTCTGATGGAACCACTTGCTATGAAGATGAAAAGCCCAAAGAAACAGTCATGCAAGATGCTGGCATTTACGTTGTTTCTAAGCGTGAAACCATTAAAAAGCAGATTAAATGGTGCAAATTAACTGGTATGCAAATACTGGAACAAAGGGATTGGGCTGGTAGTTATATTCCTGTTGTGCCTGTTTATGGTCAACAACTCATTGTGGATAGCAAGAAAAAGAAGTTTGGCCTTACTCGTATGGCTAAAGATCCACAGCGTATGTATAACTTTTGGTCAACTGCTCTTACTGAGTCTGTTGCCCTTGCTCCAAAGGCTAAATTCCTCCTTGCAGAAGGTCAGGATGAAGGTCATGAAATGGAGTGGAATACAGCTAACATCAAGTCGATGCCTGTATTGCGTTATAAGCAAACTGACTCTGAAGGTCGCATGGCTCCTGTTCCTACAAGGATTCAGCCTGAACCTCCTCCAGCAGGAATGGTTACAGCTTTGCAAGGTCTAGATGGTGACTTGAAAGCAGTTGTTGGTATTTATGATCCAACCCAGCTTCCAAACGGCAATCAGTCTGGAAAAGCCATAAATGGTATGCAACAGCAAACCGATATGACTAACTTCCATTATTACGACAATTTGACTCGTTCTATTCGTCAAACTGGGCGCATCATTGTTGATTTGATTCCTCATATTTATGACAAAGAACGAGTATTGCGGATCATTGGTGCAGATGGCAAAGGAGAGTTAGTGACTCTTAACCAGCCAGGCGTTGATGATCAAGGCGTTGAAAAAGTATTAAATGATGTAACTGTAGGTCAATATGACGTGGTAATGGAAACAGGCCCAGGCTATGCTTCCAAACGTGCTGAAGCCTTTGATTCTATGGTTCAGATGCTTTCAGTTGATCCTACTTTAATGCAAACTGCTGGTGATTTAATCTTTAGAAACTCAGACTTCCCAGGCGCAGATATTATTGCGGATCGCTTGGCTGCTGCTAACCCAATGGCTCAAATTGATGAGAAATCACCAGTTCCTCCACAAGTTCAAATGCAGTTGGCTCAATCTCAACAGACTGTTCAGCAGTTGCAACAACAGATTCAAGCTATGCAAATGGATATTCAGTATGGTGCTAGTGTTGCAGAGCAAAAAGACAAAGCTATGCTTCAGAAAGCTCAGATTGATGCTGAAGTTCGTAGAGAAGATTCAAAAATGCGTACCTCTACTCAAGCTCATGACACAGTTATTAAGACAGAAACTCAAAAAGAAATTGAGCAGATGAAGGCTCAGTTAGCTCTTTTATTGGCTAGAATGGATATGCGTAGTGAAAGAGCAGCATTAGACGAAGCAATAGAAAGAGGAATTTAAAATGGCAAGAGATATTGTTACATCAGAAAATCGTGCTGAATACATGGCAAAAAAGCTTAATTCTATGGAAGAAGCTACTGAAATGCCTACTAAAAAGCCCAAAGATGAACAAGATGAAAGAGCAAAAAAGCATCCAAAATATGAATTGCTTAAAGCTAAACTAGGCAAGCGTGGTGCTATAGATGCAATCTTAAAAGAATTAAACGAAAAGCAATAATTAAGCCAACCTAATCGGAGGATATATGGCAACAGTAACAGGCGCAAACGTAATTGAATGGAAAATGAAGGAAATGGCTCGTAAAGCTGGCGTTAAATATGAGCCAGAAGGCAAAGCCAATCCGTTCGCTGGCATGGACAAAGCTCAACTTAAAGAGCAAAAATCTTTGATTAAGCAAGCCAAAAAAGAATCAAAGAAATAGACAAGAATTATTTTTAGTAGTATTTTCGTATCAAATAACAGAGGAGCTTGAGAAATCATGGCCGAAGTAAGAGAAGCAAGTAGTGTAGTAACAAGTGATAACGCAACAACCTTTTATGCAGAAAGATTAGGTTTAGCTGACGAACAAGCCTCTACTGAGGCTGAATCTGTAAAGAAAGATTCAGAGCCAGAAGGTGATGTTGAACAGAGTGAGCCAGAAGCAAAGGAAGAAGCTAAGAAGCAAGAACCTGAGAAGCAGAAAGATAAGCTTAATAAGCGATTCGATAAGGTAACTCAAAGAGCAAAACAAGCGGAAGCTGAAGCTCTTGAACTTAGAGAAAAGCTAAAGAGTTACGAAGCAGGGAATGTCCAACAGCCACAACAGGAAACTGTAAAAGCCGAGGGTAAACCCCAAGCAAGCCAGTTCAATGATGCCTTTGAATATGCAGAAGCATTAGCGGAATGGAGTGCGGAAAATGCTTTGAAGCAAAGGGATGCAGAGGAAGCTGGTCGTAAGGCTAAAGAAACTCAAGAAAAGATTTTAAAGTCTTGGAATGAGAAGATAGCCAAAGCTAAATCGAATCTTCCTGATTTTGATGTAATGGTGCAGTCTAGTACGATAGTCGTTGGTGACGAAATACGAGATAGCATCTTAGAGAGTGATGTAGGGCCACAACTCCTATATTTCTTGGCATCAGATGATGACTTTGCTAAACGATTGACAGAAATGCCAGTTGTTAAAGCTCTTAGAGAAATAGGCAAGTTAGAAGCTAAATTTGAAGCAAAAGAAGCTAAATCTTCTAAAGCCGAAAAAGTCAGGGAAACTGTTTCAAGTAGTAAAGCACCTGAACCGATCAAGCCGTTAAGCGGTGGCAAAGTTGGCAAAGATGTGATGATAGACACCAATGGTGAATTTCATGGCACTTATGCTCAATGGAAAGCTGCAAGACAGGCTGGAAAAGTCAGATAAACCTAATTTTTTTGGAGAATTAAAATGGCAAATACCTTGCTAACTATCAGCAAGATCACTAACGAAGCGTTAATGGTCTTGGAAAACGAATTAACATTTACATCAGAAGTAGATCGTAACTATGATGACCAATTTGCCGTTGTTGGCGCAAAAATTGGCGCAACAGTTAACGTACGCAGACCAGGCCGTTTCATCGGTACTACTGGCCCAGCTTTAAACGTAGAAGATCTGAACGAAACTTCAGTTCCTGTTACTTTAAGTACCCAGTTCCACGTTGACACTCAGTTCACAACTCAAGACTTAGCTTTGTCTTTGGATATGTTCTCTGATCGTATTCTGAAGCCAGCAGTTGCAGCTATCGCCAACAAAATTGACTTTGATGGTACAACTACAGCAGCTTTGAACACAGCTAACATCGTTGGTACTGCTGGTACTCCTCCAACTGGTCTTTATACATACTTGTCAGCACAAGCGTATCTTGACTCTGAAGGCGCACCTCGTGATGGTCGTAGATCATGTATCGTTGAGCCGTTCACTTCTGCAACTATCGTTGACAGCTTGAAAGGTTTATTTGTTCCTACTGAGCAGATCTCTAGCCAATATACAAAAGGCTTGATGGGTCGTGATTCAGGCGGTATGAACTGGAAGCTTGACCAAAACATCGTTTCACAAACTTTTGGTAACTTCTCTAGCTCAACTGTAACTGCTTCTGTAGCTACAACAACTGCAACTGGTTTCTTGACATCTGGTTGGGCTTCACAGTCCACTATCACTTTGACTGCTGCTAATACAGGCACAATCAACTTGAACGCTGGTGACACTTTCACTATCGCTGGTGTATATGCAACTAACCCACAAAATCGCCAACCATACGGCACAAACAAACTGCGTTCATTCGTAGTTAAATCTGCTGTTAGCGTAGCTTCAGGTGCTTCTGTTTCTGTAATCGTATCTCCAGCAGTTATCTCTGGCGGTCAGTTCCAGAACGTAAGTATTCCTGTTCCTGCTGCTTCTGCTGCTGTGACATTCTTTGCTTCACAATACAATGCAAGTGGAAATGGTGTAGTTTCTCCACAAAACATCGTAATGCATCGTAATGCGTTCACAATGGCTATGGCTGACCTTGAGTTGCCTGAAGGTGTTCATTTCGCTGGTCGTGCTTCCGACAAGGAAATCGGTCTGTCAATGCGTGTAGTTCGTCAATACACCATTAACAATGACTCTATTCCAACTCGTGTTGACGTTCTCTACGGCTGGGCTCCACTCTACCCAGAGTTGGCTTGCCGAGTAGCAGCGTAATAATCGCAGGGGGTAAAACCCCTGCTTTTTAACAATATTTAAGGAATAAAATCATGGCAAATCCAGGCCCAGCAACAACAAGCACTACCCACCCATCGAACCTCAATAGCCAACAAGCTTTGCGTGTTTTAGGTGTTCTTAAAGGTGTATCTACAGCAGCAGCAGCAGATTTTGCTGTTCAAATTAACAACAGTTCACTTTATGTGCCTGTTTCAGTAGTTGTTGCTAACGCAAACAACGCTGGCGCAACACAATCTGTGGCTTCTGTTAACTTAGGTATTTACACAGCCGTATCTAAAGGTGGTTCAGCAGTATTGACAGCAGCAGCATTGACAAGTCAAACAACCCCTACTTATGTAACCATTTCAGCAGCCACTAACCCTAATACGGCTTTGTCTGCTCAAACTGTTTATGTAAACATTTCGACAGCTTTTGCAACTGCAACTGTTGACGTATATGTATATGGCTATGATTTAAGTTCAGGCCCTTACTAAGTATCTTGAAGTATTAGGATAAAAGCCATGCCCAAAAAGTATGGCTTTTTTCTTATTTAACATATAATTGAAGTACCTTATTTAAAGGAAAAATCATGCCTTCTACTACTATTGCTCGTGGAAATGCAATTAGCACTTTCTACATTGCTCCATCACTTACTCCAGCTCAAGTATTGACATACGTTAGCCCAGCTCAGACATTTAATGTGCCTGGATTGCAAACTACTGACATTGTTACTGTAATTGGATATAACGGCACTCAAACTTCAGGCATTATTGTTGCTGAAGCTGATTGTTTAACTGCTGGTGTATTGTCTGTTCAGTTTGGCAACATTACTGCTGGTACTTTGACTCCTGCTGCTGGTGTTTATACAATTCAAGTTGTACGACCTGAAGGTTCATTGCCTGTAACGGCTGTTTAAGGAGCTAAATCATGGCTTACAATTCGGCTTTTTCTCCTTTTGGAGCTACTTATTTGGTTGGAACATCAGCCGTTCAAGTTAAAAGTAGCAATAATGTGTATCCTTCTGGGTATCGTATTTGCAACATTACTTCTAGCTTAATTCATGTAGGATGGGCTCCTCAAGAACCTAATGATGCAACAGTTACTCCTGTTGCAACTGCTCCTACTGCTGGTGTGCCTTCTATGAATGTATTAGCTATTCCTGCTAATGCTGTTGGTGTTTTTAGTTCTATTCCACCTAATGCGTGGTTTATTTCTAGTGCATCCGCAAGTGCAGAAATTACTCCTGGTGAAGGAATTTCATAATGGCAACTTCTAACGCTGTAGCAAGCACTTCAACTCAAAATATTGTTCCAGTTCAAGCTGCATTTAATACTGCTGGAGCTTGTTTGGGTTTAGTTGGCCCAGGTGGTGCATATTTTTCACCACCTTTAAGTGGAAATGCTGAAAATCCAGCGACTCTTTCGATTGACGGATCATTGGTAATTTCAAGCGTAAATCCAACTGTTGCTTCAGGATTTGGTACTTCACCAACAATTACTGGAACAAATACTGCTGCATTTAAAGTAGTAGTTGGTACTGGCGGTGCTGCTGGAGGAACAATTACTTTGCCAGCAGCAGCTAATGGTTGGGTATGTCAAGCTTTTGATGTAACGGCTGGCACAACATTGTTTTTACAACAAACTGGAAGCACTACCACTTCTATTTCCGTAACTAGTTTTAGCATCACTTCAGGCTTGGCTGCAAATATGACTGCTGGCGATGTTATTCTATTTATGGCAATGGCTTATTAAGGAGCATTATGTCTGGCCCTTCCTCAACAGTAGATCAAAACCTACTGCCAGTTCAGGCTTATTTTGATGTTTATGGAAACTTCCAAACATTTATAGGTCAGGGTCAGCCGTTTTACGCATCAGTTAATCCTATTCAATCAGGGTTAACCATTACAAATAGCACTATTAATAGCACCACAATCGGTGCTTTAGTGCCTTCTACTGGTGTTTTTACCAACATCTCCACAACAACAGGACAAATTTCAACTTCTCCTTCTAATGCTACAGATATTGTTAATAAGCTTTATGTTGATACAGTAGCTCAAGGTTTAAATCCTAAATCTGCTTGTAAAGTAGGCACTTTGACAAATATTACTTTGTCAGGTTTACAGACGATTGATGGTTATTCAGTCTTGGCTGGTAATCGAGTCCTAGTTAAGAATCAAACAGCAACAGCCGATAACGGCATTTATGTAGCCTCTGCAAGCGCATGGATTAGAGCAACTGACATGGATGTATGGGCAGAAGTGCCAGGGGCTTATACAGTCGTTTTAAACGGCTCTCAAGCCAATACTGCATGGGTATCTACTTCTGCTGATACAGGAACTATTGGAGTTACTCCAATTAC